GCCGTCTGCGTTGACGTTAAGCAGCGTAACGGGCGGCAGCATATCGGCGGACATAGCCGCGATCGGATTGGGCTGCGCGGTCGCTTCGTCCAGGTGACGCAAGACCGCATCGCGACGCGCGACGTTCTGCACTTCGCCATCGTCGGGCGGCACGGGCCACTCGAACGCGAACGGGAAACCTTGCTGCTGCGGAACGTCTCGCAGTGCTTGCCGATACTTACGCGCGAGTTCAGCTTTCGCATCGTCGCCCGCATCCTCGGCGCGATACACGAGCGCATCGGCGCGCAGCAGCCGTTCAGCACGCTCCCAACGATGATGCACACCCGCGACCGTCGCGCGAATCTCGTCGCCGTACTGCGCCCACCAGTCGAGCAGCTTGCCTTTGCTCGGCTGCGGATCGGGCAGCCGCCAGAACTGGATGAACGCCTCGCCTAACTGCTTGCCTTCGGTATCGAGCCGATGACCGGTTAGATAGTGCGTGCCGTTGATCGTGTTCGGCCAGAACTTTTGCAACAGATAAAACAACTCTTCGTTTGTCATGGCTATTGATTCCGAAGTACGACGCCACGAATCCACTGCGCGCCTGAGACCCAGTTACCGTTCGAGTTCGTGCGCCATCCTTCCATGACCCAAGGCGCGCCCATGTCGAGCGTCGTCGGCCCGTTGATAGGTCCCCACTCGTTGATTCCGCTATCCCATTGCACGCGCGCGCCCGCGCCTGCCTTACCCGAGAACCATCCTTGCGAGGATGAATTGATGTTCCCATCGGTGGCAAACACGACACTACCGCCGCCGTTCATGATGAATTCGAGGTATTGGTTATTGAAGTTATAGTGAATGCGCCATTTCCAATCTTCGGAAGCTGCGCGCGAGAAGTCAATATACGGCCCATAGTTGTATTCGTTCTGCTTCATCCAGCCCGAACCGAATACGTGTCGATAGCCGTTTGAATCGCCGTTGTTCCCCACGCGCGATATGTCGAGGAACGAGAAGCCACGCAGGCCGTAATTGCCGTTGTCGCTCATCTGCAAGTTCCACGCATTGTTGGCATTGTTAATCAAGCCCGAGCCAAGCGCGCCTGCTCCATAGCCGTTCGTCATCGCAGCATCGGCACGCAGATAAGCGCGGCCCGCTGCACCGGCAAGTTGAAGTGAGCCATAGCCATTAATCACTACACCGCTACCGGTGTAAAACATGCCCGTGGCGGTGACATTGCCACCGTCCGAGATATTGAGCGGCACTGCGTTATTCGCGCCATTCACAAACTCCCACCCGCTGCCAGAATAGGTTTGCGAGCGGATTTGCGGGGCATAGCTGCCTGACTTCAAAACGAGCGCATAAGAGATTGTGCCGCTGGTGTTCGCAAGCGTAAGCGCACCGGTCATGGTGTCACCCGTGCGGCTCACCTTGTTATTCGCGGTCGCGGTCACGTCTGCCAGAAAGTTGTCGATGGGTCCAAGGTCGATCCATGCATCGTTGGCGTTCGTGCGGCGCTTCAATCGATTCGCGGTCGTGTCGCCCCACATCATGCCGGGGTAGGTCACGGTAGGCGCGGTCGGTCCTGAGTTGTCGCCGACGAGCGCGAGCACGATCGCATTGAGTTGCGTGCGCATGTCGAGCCCTGACGGATGCGCGGGAATCTGATAGCTCGGGACTTGTGTCATGTCGTCTCTCCTTGGTTACTGATCCGCGCGCAGCATGACGGGACCGATCGCGGCGCGCTGCGCCATCAACACATCGAGGTCCGCGCTCAACAGTTCCTGATAGCCAATGCTCTGGAGCGCGACATGCTGATACCCATAGCCGCGCGCGATCCAGTCGCACGTCTTCGCGATGGCCGTGCCGCTCGAATTCTGGAACGCGATCGTGAAGCCCGTCGCGCTCTGGTTCGTGATCGTCCACTTGTCGCCCGACGCGAGTCCTTGCGCGATGATCGATATCGCTGGCGCATCTTTAAACGGCACGCTGAACGTGATCGTGCTGCCGGCCGCCGCGATCGCAACGTTATTGCGCGACTCAATTCGATCGGGCACATCGATCTTGACGCCGAGCGTGACAATCCCCATGCCGGTCGTCAGATCGGGCACGACCTCTTGGAGCATGAAGCGCGCAGCGCGGAACGTCAGATCGGAGACGACGAGCCGCTTGTACGGGCTCCAATCCGCTTCGGCCGCCGTCGCCGGGTCCTTGTTCGTCAGGCTGACCATGACCATTGCGCCGCCTTCGTCGATCTTGGAGCCGTCCACGTCGAGCCGCGCATCGAAGTCCGGCCACGAGTCGACGTCATCGAGCAGCCCATAAACGGCGCCTTCGAGATACGCGCTGCAGCGGATCGTGTAGACCTTCGCCAAGTCGATAAACGCCGGCGAGAAGTAGTACTCCGCATGCGTCGCGACGGCGGTGCGGTCCGCGTTCTGGCTCAGATAGAGCACGCCGGTTCTGACCTCGCAGTTCACCTTCTTACCCGCGAACGTCGGCTGCTGCGGCTGATCGACGATCAGGTTGTAATCGCGTAGCGGTCCGGTCGTGCTGATGACATACGCGGGACTTTGCGAATACGCGCTCGAGCTATTGACGAACTTCGCGAGGTACGTGCCTTTCATCAACGGCGCGAAGCCGCTCGTCTGCGAGCCCGCGAATTGCGCGATCGGGCTGGCTTCTTCCCACGTCACGGCGGTCGTCAGCCGCGTCGAATAGCGGATCTGAACCGTGCCGCCGACGAGCACATCGAGGTCCGTCGCCGCGCGCCACGAAAGCTGGCCGCTGTCGTTGTAGATATCAAGCTGGAAGCCTTGCACGTCGCCGGGCGGTTGATTGAGCGCGCGCAGCTGCACCGTGATCGACGCGGCCACGCTGCGCACGCCGATCGCGTTAAGCGCCCAGACCGTAAACGTCCACGAGCCTTCTTCGGTCGGCTGGATATCGACGCTCGGCATGCCGCTCTCGATCGTGACGGGCGCGTTCTGGCCGTTCTGATAGACGACGATGAAGCGCACCGAGCCTAGGGGCGCGAGCCACGAGAACGTCGCGCGTGCGCCGACGACAACCGGACTCATGGCGTACTTGGACTCTGTGACCTTCAGTTCCGTACACGGTCCGATGCTGAACGGATCAATGATCGAGGTCGGCAGAATCGAAAGCTGCAAGCCTTGCTCGATGGCCGCGAACTTGTCGGCGCGATACGCGACGCCCGCGATTTCGATATTGCCGTCGTCGTCTTCGGTCACGCTCACGCACCGCCATAGTTCGTTGACGATGTTCGATGCCTGATAGCTCCAGACGCTTCCGCGCGCGGGCGCGACGGAGAACGGCGGATCGACGGTTACGCGATCGGTCTCGCCATAGGCGTTCGTCGTCGTGCGCGTCTCAAACGCGCCATTCGGCAGCATGACGGAGAACTGCGCGATGCCGATCGTGATCGGCGCATCGATGCGGATCGTCGAGGTCGTCGCTTCGAGCACGCGCCCGCCCATGCGCAGACCCGCGCGCGTTTCGTCGGTCGTCGAGAAAATATCGCCTGGGCGCGACCAAGCCCCATTGATGCCGGTCTTGAACGTGACCGTCTCGCCGAGCAGACGTTCAGAGAGCAGCGCCCAATTGCCGATGCGATGCGCCTGTCCGCGCGAGATGCAGCCGAACGCCTGAACCTCAAGCGGGCGAATCCCCCAGAGATTGATCCCTGCCTGATCGCCTTCGACATACTCGATGGTCTGCTGACATTTGTTCGCCGGATCGTTCCACGTCACGAGCGCGGTCGTGTGCCGCTGGTTGAGCGGCGTGCCGACATAGTTAAACACGCCGTCGATGACGTTCGCGCGGTTATAGTTGACCGTCACATCGCCGGGCATGTCGGCGGCGAATGACAGCGTGCCGCCCGTCCAGAAGATCACGCCGTTAAAGATGCTCGCGAACTGCTGAAGGAGCGCGATCGCTTCGCTGCGTGTTTGTACATACACGTTGCAGGTATAGCGCGGTTCGTTGCCGCCGAGACCATCGGGCACGAGCGCATCGCAGTATTGCGCGATCGTGTAGAGCGTCCACTTATCGATCAGGTTCGCGCTCAGATAGCCGCCAAGCCCGAAGCGTTGCGTAACGGCAAGGTCGTACACGATCCACGCCGGGTTGTCGGTCCATGCGATCTTGAACGTGCCGTCCCACACGCCGGAGTAAACGCGCGTCGCCGGATCGTAATTGCTCGGCACCTGCACGCGCCGCATCTTGATATCGAAGGCGAGCTTCGGGATGCTCTTGAACGTCGATGCGTCGATCTGCACGCCGCACAATGCCGAGTAGGGATACATCAGCATGTTGTCGACGATCTCGGTCATCGTCTCCCACTGGAATTTGTCAGTGACGTTGACGCTCGTCGCGTCGGGCGTGATCCGCACGACACGAAAATCGAACGTGCCGCCGATCTGCCCGAAGCGCGATTGCAGATCGATGCGATACGACCGCTGATAGCGGCTCGTCGTTTTACCCGTCACCGGGTCCGTGTACAAACGCTGGAAGCCGCCGCCGTTTCGCTGCGCATCGATGCCGAGCGTCACGCTCGCGCCCGACAGATTGCCGGTCGTCGGGTCGAGCGTGGTCAGGGCGGGAAAGCCGAGCGTGATACGAAACGCGGTCATGTTCGGGTTCGTCACCGATCGCACGACCGGGGCCGCGGCTGTGACCTGCACGCCGACGCTGCTTTCGCTTTCGGTCGCGGAGAATCCCGTGATCGGCATCTGAGACGCCGTGCCGCTGCGCCACTCGACCGCCGCGCCAGAAAAGTTCCACGAGCCATCCGCGTTCTGCAAGGGCGTGTCGTCGCAAAAGATGCCCGCAGCGCTGCCGACGATGCCTTCGACTTCGCCTTCGCAGATCAGGTTGATGACGCGCGCATACTGGATCGAGCGCAGGCTGTCGGGCGCTTCTACGGGCGCGGTCGATCCGCCGCTGCCGCCGCCCTTGCCACCGCCGCCGCCCGCGCCCCCGATCGGCACGAGCGAGCGCATATCGTCGTCGCGCGCGTTCATCGGATCACGACCTCGTTATTAGTCGAGAACCCGACGCTGATGATCTGCGAACCGACGAGCAGACGACCGTAGCCCAAGGGAACCGGCCCGCCTTGACCCATCGTATTGACCGCGCCATCGAACGCGAGCGACGGTTCGTTATCGGCTTTCTCGGGCGTGGCCGTCGCCTTGTTGCGCGGCGCGAGCAGCTGCGCGACGCCGCCCAGGGCGAGCGCGATACCCATGCTCGTTACCATGCCGCCGACGCCCGGAATAAACAGCCCCGCGATCGCGAGCGCAGCGCCGCCGATGATCTTGCCGAACGCGCCGGCGCCCTCGACGAGCGGAACGATCTTGAGCACGCCCGCGCTCTGCGGATAGCTCAGTTCGTTCTCGCCGTATTCCTGCACGCCGCGCACGCGGAACTTCTGCGTCGCGCGTTCGATGAAGTAGCGGCGCAATCCCGGACGCTGCGTACAGAGCGCGTGGACGGCTTCGGCGGGACTGCGCACGTCGAGCCGATAGGTTCGGCCGTATTGCGCGCCGAGGTCGCCATAGAGCTTAACGGTCAGCATGGGAGCCTCCTTGTATCATCGACTTGTGCCGAAGCACAGCGGTCGTGCGCCGCTGATAGAACTCCTGATAGGCTTCTCGCCGCGAGACTTGGCCGATCAAATGATGAAGGATCACACCGCCGCCGAGATAGACCGCCATATGATTGTCGCGACGCGCGCGGATATTCATCAGCAGCAGATCGCCCGCTTGCATCGACTCGCGATCGACCTCGACAAAACCTTCCTTCGCGAAGTTCTCGCGATACAGGTCGGGCCCGAACGGATCATCCCACCAGCCGAACGCGCGCGGGTAGTCATGCAGACTGATGCCGAACCGCTCGGCGAAGTAGTCGCGCACGATCGCGTAACAGTCATGCACGCCATGCACGAACGGACGGCCGATCAGCGGCGCTTTAAACCGACTCGGCCGCGTGATCGTGTACGAGCCCACCGGGATATTCACGATCAGCCACGGCAGCTTGGTCCGCTCGATGCCGATGCGATCCGCGAGCGACGGTTCGGGCGATATGTACGGATGCGAATGCGCGATCGCCATGACTTGGCCGCTATCCTCGGCGCGCGCGTAGTCATAGCCCGCGATCAAAAAATGTTCGTGCTCGACCGCGATATTGCGACAGCCGACATAGACCAGATCGGCGTCTTTCAGAATGACCACGCCGCAGCACTCGCGCGGCGCTTCGGCGTTCGCGTGGATGATGACGTAAGGGACCACGCGCGCAAGCGTTTCGTCTTTCATGGTCACGTCCTATATTGACCCGCGCCGGGAAAGCCGCCGAACGGTAGCCATCCACTTCCGAAGCGCATCTTGCAGGACTTCAGGCGCTTGCCGCACACGTCGGCGCTCGGGTCGCTGGTCGGGTTGTCGTTGATATCGGCGACGGGCGGCCCGGCATAGCCGCAGCCGTCGCCGCGATAACGCCACGGGCAGGCGTTCGCGACGACCTGACGACGCGGCAGCAGCACGCCTTCAACATCGAGCGGCGTCGCCAGTTCGAACTCGACGATATCGACCGATTCGCGGGTCTTCTGGTTGATCGCGAAAATGTCGTCGCTAAACGCCTCGTCAGGATTCGCGAACGGGTTGCCGTCCGGATAGTTGGCCGCATCGAGATAACGCGCGAGCGTGCGCTTACGCGTGACGGGACAGCCCACCAGATCGCTGTAGAGGTGGCACATCGCCGAGACGATGCCGGTCACGTTGGCGACGGCGAAATGCGGGCGCGGCAGCGTGCCTTGGCCTTTCCACTCGAAGCCGGTCGCGCGCACGGGATAGCGGACATACGTCACTCCCTGCCAGATCACATCGCCGCCGAGCTTGTTCGTGCCCGCGTGGAAGTGCAACACCTGATTCGTGTAGCGCGTCAGATCGACGATGAATAGCTCGATGACCGCGCTCGGGTGCAGCCCCTGAAGATCGCCCTTGACGCTCATAGGAACACCTGCTCGAACTTGAATTGCAGGTTGTAGCGCAACGAGCCGTCCGCGATCATCTGTCCATACGCGAGGTTCCACGATGGACAGATCACGTCCTGCACGACGGGCGTTTCGACGATCTGACGCGGCGGCGTCCAGTTGAATACCTCAACGCCGTTGCGCTCGGAGAGGAACGTGACGACATCGCCCGCGGTGGCCGCGTCGATGTTCTTCATCGACAACGACCATATGCACGCCTGCGTGTTGATGCCTGCGGGCCGGCGTTGCGCGTAGCCGTCGCCGAACTGCGCCTTGATGATCTTGGGTTCGAGGTCGTAGCTCGCATCGGTCACGCACCACTTGAACACGAGCCCCGACGCATTGAGCGGCGCGATCAGCTGCGGATCGGTGCGGATCAGTTTCAGACGGTCGCGCATCGTTCCGGTCAGCGGCGTGACCGTCGCGGGAATAGTCATGATGGGTTTCCTTCAGCGTGTCGACGCCAGCAGCCCGCCCGTGCGCTTCTCTTGCGAGATGACCGTGCGGACAACCGTCGCGATCCGGTTGCCGAGTTCGGCGGTCTGGCGGTCGCTGGCGGTCGTGTCCTGCGTCGCGCGATCGTCGCGCATCATATGGACGTTGACGGTTACGTTCGTGCCGCCGTTGGCCGCGCCTGCGTCGGTCACGACCTTGCCCGGCACGTTCGGAATGAAGTACTCGCGGCGGCCGGGGATTTCGTTGATTTCGTACATGCGGCCCGCCGACACGGGACCGCCGCCCATGCGCCCGCCTTGCAAGAGCTTCGACCAGTCCCAACCGCCGCCCGTTACGCCCGTGCTGACCGTGCTGAACAGCGGCTGCATGATGTTCTGATAGATGATCATCTTAGCGAGGTCTTTGAGGATCGACGAGACCATCTCGCTAAACGACGTGCTCGCATCCTTCGTGTTGAAAATGAAGTTGACGAACGCATCGCTCGACTGCTTGCCGAATCCTTCGATCGCGTCTTTCAATACCTTGATATCGGGCGGCAGCTTCTGCGCTTCCTTGCTCATGCTCGCGAACGCGTCTGCCGTCTTTTTCTCGGATTGCGCAACGAGCTTGTTGTATTGGTCCTGCGTGATAATCATGCGGTCGAGCGCGTCATTGAGCATCGCCATCTCGCGCGCTTCGACGCGCAGCGGATCGAGCGTGTCGAGATTGCTTTGCGTGAAGGTTTCGAGTTGCTTGTTATAGGCCGCGAGGTTGTTCGCCGCATCGATTTGCGACTTGTCGATATCGGCCTGCTCCTGCTTGGCGAGGTCTTGCGCTTCTTTAAGGTTGAGATACTTGCGCGTCAGGTCTTCGATGCTCTGCTGATGATCCTTCGAGAGCTTCAGAAACTTGGGATCGAACTGAAGCTCGGCAAGCGGATTGCCGTTCGCCTGCAGCGTCGCGATCTTGGTTTGCAAGTCTTCGAGCATGCGCGTGTACTCGTCGAGTTCCTTGTTCTGCTTGGCCTGCTTTTTCGAGAGCGCGTCTTTCGTGTCGCTGTATTTCAGATCCGCTTTATTGGCCTGATCGGTCGCGCCGGCCAGCCGCCCGAGCGCGGCGGCGCTCGCGTTCTGAACCTTCTCCGCCTGCGTCTGGACGTGGATGATCTTGGTCATGCTGTCTTCGGTGCTCTTGATCGTGTCCTGCGCGCTCTTGAACGCGTTCGACATGATTTCGCCGCTCTTTTTGAAACCCTCCACGCTGAACGGCTGATTTAATGCCTCACCGAATCCATGCACGACTTTGCCGAGCGCGACGACGGTCCCGGCCAGCCCAACGAGCGTGCCGATCACCGCCTTCGCCGTGATCGCGACGCCCTGCAATACATCGTTCCATATAGTCCCGTCTTTCTGCGCGTCTTTCATCGCCTCGATGACTTCATGGAACGCGGGCTGCAACTCGCGCGCGAGAATCGCGGCCGCACCTTCGCTTTGCTTCTGCATACGCGCGAGGTCGTCGTTCAGATCGCCCATCGCCTTCGCGGTCTCGCCGCTGACGATCAGCCCCATGCGCTCGGCTTCGTCGGTCGCCTGCTTGATACCTTCGGCGCCCTGATTCAGAAGCGGAATCAGCGCCTGTCCCTGCTTGCCGAATAGCGCGTTGGCGACGGCAGCTTTCTCCGCGCCATCCTTGAAGCCCGACATGGCGGTCGCGATCTTGTTGAACGCTTCGCTCGGGTCCATCTGGCGCAACTGCGCGGCGTTCAGACCGAGCGCCTTGAACGCGGCC